GTGTGACCATGGAGTCGGAGCGATCATCGCCAAGGCAATACCGACACTGCATTAGGTGGGAGACGCAGCTTCCGTGAAGGCGGGAGGAGACCCTGCGGGAGTCCGGAGCTTCTGGACAACAAACCAGCTGGCGGCTATGAGAGCGACAACCAAGAGGACATTCAGTGCCGTGTCCGCCCATCCGAACCACGAGGGGGCAGCGTCTCCCTCCTCTCGCTTGCGACGGTCCAGCATGATTTGAGACCGAATCTTCTGGACCTGTCCCATGAGAAGGTCTGCTGAGTACGTCAGGTCGTCCTTGACTCGAAAGACCTTGTCCTTGATGGCTTGCATGGTATCGTAGGCTTGTGTCTGCTGGTCCATCTGGGACATCAGAGACACGTAGTTGTTGCGATACTTTTGGATTTCGGGATCCACTTCGGACTGGGCAATTCGCTTCTTCTCGTCCTCCAACCAGGTGTCGCCCTTGAGGAGCGTGTAATACGCCGTGCGAGCCTTCTGGTAGGCATCGGGAGCCTGGTCTCGGGCATTCTCCGCGGCCTGAAGCGCCTTGAAGGCATCTGCGAGTTGCGTGCTCTTTCCCAGTTCGGCGTTGACAATCGCCACCTGCTCCTTGGCTCGGGTGCGCTCCGTCTTGAAGGGAACAGCCTGTGCGACGGGCAGGGTGTCCACCGTAAGTCCTGCAGTCGCTACGGGATTGACTGGGCTCAGGTCAAACCCCTTTGTAGCATCGGCAGACCGGACGCACCGAGGAGGCTGACCGAGATGAGTTCGATATCCCGATTCCTGCGAGCAATCGTAGAAACAGCTACCGCCACTCGCAACAAAGGGAGTTGGGCAATACATTACTCATCTCCTCAGAAAGAATCCCGCTGCGATGCCCACAGACAAGAGCAAGACCGAGACTCCGTTTGCGAACCCCGGGGGCAGGACGAGATACGACACCAGAACTGCGAGCAGGACAAAGAGTGCGATCTGGATGTAGAGGAAGCCAGTCTGACCGGAGGACCGAATGGCTCTGCGCTCGATCTCAAGGTCGGAGGACGGTGCGGTCGGAGGACGAAACGGCTTGAGGCTTTGGTTCACCTCTTCAATCAGGTCCATTATCTACGGTTGGGGAGAAAAGAGTTGACAATTCCGTAGATGGGAGCGATGGTGCGGACCTCTGCATTGAGAGCAGGAGACTTCCAGCCCAGCGTGGGAGCCTGGAGCTGCTGACCCGGCCGGATGTAGGGAGCGACAGTCGCCAGGAGACGGACAGCACGCGTGTGGTCCGATGCCGACGTGTTGAGCGGGCGATGACGAGGCTCGTTGAGTTCAATGAACGAACGAACGGGCATTTTGTTTTACTGCCGAGAGAAGTAATGGGTGACTTTGAGAAGACACTGACGGACTATCGCTCTGCTCTGTTGGATGCGAAGGTCAAGGGAGACACCTCTGCGGCTGTTCGGGCGCAAACTCTGAAGGGATGGTTGGACTCCTACCTTCAGAACACGCAAGGACAGATTTCCAAGACCCAGAAAACGATTCAAGCGTTTGTGGACGAGTATGCGGGGTCGACATCGGACATTGAGGACGTGCGCCAGAAGTTCAAGGAAGTGCGAGCCCGCGGTCCCGTTCTTCAGGATGTCTACGAGACGGACAAGCGGTCTATGCAAAGCGAAAGCTACGACTTCAGTCCCCTCTACGCCAAGTCTGCGCTGGTCGTCGGACTTGCGGTTGTCTCGGTGCTGGTCTGGCGGCGCATATAAAGCATGGCCCCGAGGACACCTACAAAGAGAACTCCCAAGGCGATGAGATGCCAGTAGAAGACACGCAAAAAGCCCCCCTCTTCCTGAGCCCGAATGCGGCGCAGGGTTTCCAGTTCGTCGGTGGTCTGGAGGAGCCCGTTGTAGTCCATCTGAATGCGACGAAGGCGGCCGACCAGTTCGTCCCGCGCACTCTCAATGGATCGCTTGGACTGCCCCGGGCTGACTGTAGAGATCATCTGTTCGAGCAGGGAGGCGAGTTCGACATTGAGTTTGCGGATTTTGTCCATGGTCTGCGTGCTTCCCGAGGCAACCGCTTCGTCAATGAGGGTCTTGTACTCCTTTGACTTGGCATCGTAGTCTGTCTTGAGCTCCTCCAGGGTCTTGGGTGTGTCGGATGGCGGAGGAGAGGTCGGCGGATTCTCAAGGGTCTCCCGAACCGGCATCTTAGGTGGATCAATGAGGAGCAACACCGCAATCAATGCGAGCGGCAAGAGAAGATACATTGTTCTTATGCGACATTTACATCCTGCACACAATAGCGGTAATACAAGTCCGTGCCTGCGACGTCGCTGTGACGCGTAATCTCCAGAACATCGCCAGGGATAGCTCCTAGGATGCGCGCCTGAATGTCCTGCGAGTCAATCCAGGGAAGTTGCTCCTCGGGGTCGGTAATGGTATACTTGTCAAAGAGAGCCTTGCGCTCGTCCTCCTTGAGAATGCGATGGGGGACACACATGCGGTGGGTCGTGATGTCGAACTGCAGGTGCCGAATGGCGAAGAACTGAACTCGGTCCTTGGCATAGCCCTTGATGACCTTGAGGACATTGTCGGAGGGATGCGAGAGACCGACGATGATGACGCCCTGTCCAAACTCATTGGCGCGGGCAAACTGGATGAACGCACTGATGTCCGAATCCAGAACCTTGTCCTTCTGGCTGAAGATGACGAGCATCTTGCCGATGGTATACGCATTGGACCGCTTGAGGTCCTCGGTCACGATGCGTTCGGTCTTGGTGTCGAGACCCCGGCGTCCGAGGTAGAGACGAAGAATCTCAAGTGCCTTGTCCTCCATTGTGCTTCTCTTGTCTCCTGTGCTGAAACGATTCGTTTTTTCGTGACGACAGAACAATGAAGCCGTGGGTCTTTCTCGTCGTCGCAGTTGTCCTCCTGGGAGCCCTCCTGATGAAGTCCCGTGAGAAGTTCCAGCCCGAGATGCTGGACAAGAGCCAGGTGGCCCGCACCGTGGCAACGCAGTTCTCCAGCCATGCCCAGGTGACGAATCACATGCCGTCGCCTGCGGGTTACTCGGGGCGCGTGGAGGGGATCGCAACTCCCTTTCAGGTAAACCAGTATAAGGCGTACCTTCCCATCTAAGACTATGAACCACACCAAGGTGGCAACTCTCTTTCCCAAGCCCAAGACGAAGCCCAGGAGAAAGGCCACAATCCCCAAGGCTCTGCGAGAACAGGTCTGGTTGAAGACGATGAAGAAGTCGTTTGACGGCAAGTGCCCAGTTGTCTGGTGTACAAATACCATCAACGCATTTGATTTCCAGTGTGGTCATAACATCCCGGAAAGCAAAGGCGGAAAAACAACCCTTGAGAATTTGATCCCCCTCTGCGGACGGTGCAACGTCAGCATGGGCGATCGCTATACGATTGACGAATGGAATGCGAAGTTTAGTGAGCCAGTCCCTCGTCCGCCCTGGTGGTCACGCTTTGTGTGCGGTCAGAGGTCCAAGGAGGGAAGAGACGCCTTGGCTTCGGGGCGTGTGCCTGCCTTGCGATGACGGAGCACCTCGTCCCAGAACGACTGTAGCTCGTCAATGTGGGAGGACAACCAGTTCGGGTCCTTCGTTTGGAACCCCTCTTTGATGGACCCCAGAACCCAGTAGATCATCTGGACGTCGTCTCCATCGCAGATTTGGTCGTAAACAACTCGACCGTCGTCGTAGACCGCAAAGCATCCCTTCTCCTCGGTGGAGGCAATCCACTCGGGCGAGGAGACCTGTCGGAAGCGGAACTCGACGTATTCGCACTCGTCAATGCCCGTACACTCCATTTGCATCTGCATCTGGTGTACGTAGGCAGGAGGAATCTCATCCTTGGGAGCTCGGCTCATAGGACACTTGAACTCTACCAGGCGTCCGTATCGCTTTCGATCGGGCTCGTTGGGAATGATCAACCCGTCGGGACTGGCTCCCAGAAAGGGATACACGGGATGCTGGACGCAGGAGACATCCAGAATCTGACACTTGGTTCTCTGCTCGTAGAGACGCTTGGCAACGGGCTCAAACCGTGTGCCCCAGAGCAGGGGCGCTGCGGGTGGACCCGCTCCCTCCTTGCGAGGCTCCAACTTCCGCATCATCACTTCCCTGCGGGCTGCATCGCTTCCAAAGACTTGGTAGACTTCGGAGGCAGTTATCATGTCGCCTCGCTTGGCGTGCCAGCCATCGGTACGTTGATCGTTTGCACCGTAGAGTCGCAGGACGCGTTCGAAGCACCGGTCTCGCAGCCACAGTCGTCCGACGTCTCCTTGGAGCAGGTGGTCGGCAAGTTCGAGCACCAGGTTCCGCAGGGCTGTGTGGCTAAGCTCGGGGTGGAGACTCCGGCAGTAGAGGACAAAGTGTTTGATGCGGGTGTTGAGGTGGGTGTAGGGCCGGTTGTCGAGCAGCCACTCCGAGAGTGCGAGCTCCATTCCTGTTGACGCTGCGTCGGGTTCGAAAGTTCGTTTTCCTCGGCCCAGCGCTTCCGCAACTCTGCGGCTGCGGACCGCAACTCTGTTGCGACCGCGATGTATTCCCGCTGCTGAGGCGTCGGGTTTGCGAGTTGGTCTTCCTCCCAGGCCTTTATAGTCGCAAGACGCTCAGCCTCCTGAATCTTCTTCTCCTCATCCGCCTTCTTTTCCTTCGCCTTGTACTCCTCCTCCCGCGAGGACAGCATCGCGCGGAACTCGGCCTCGGTCATCGGCTTGGCAACGGGAATGGGCTCCCACGATCCCGACCCGTAGGTCGGCACAAGGTCTCCCTCCAGGATCTTGGTCTCGGTTTCCATGCTTCCCTTCATGGTGTGTACGATGCCCTCCAGCTCCTGGGTAAACGGTGTGATT